CAATAAAGAAATCATTTTCACGCAGTCCTTCTTCAATTTTCAGATCAACAACCTCTTCAATAACTTCAAACAACTCTTCACCATGCTTACGCATAGCACGATGCAGAGTGCGTTTAGAAGGTTTCTCTTCATGAATATCAAGAACTTCAAAAACCAGTTTTCTCAGTTTATCATTAGCTTCTTGTTTAGAAATAACCTTGCCATCAACAACAATATCACTGTCATTAGCAAGATCAAACATCAAATTGCGTACAGACTCATAAGGAGTCTCGGCAAAGATATTTCTCAAATGTTCACTCGAAAATACTTTAATCATATCGCTTTATCCTCCTTTCTATAGTCTATTAATTACCAACAACATATTTACCAGATGCAAAAGTGACGCTTTTATTTACTGCGGGTGTGCCAGTAAATCCTTCTGCGGACATTTCAAAAATATCACCTTTTGTCAGAGAATAACCTTTAACAGTATCGCCAGCTTTATTAACCCAAGCTTTAGGATTTACAGTCTCAGGAATTGCTTCATAAGGGGAAATTTCAGGCATCAGAATCCACAGCGCTTCTGTAGCAGCTGTAACTTCAACATACCAGTTGCCATTGGCGGCTTGCTCACGAATAATACCAGCAAAAGTATTAGGAGCGGTTGTTTCCTGATAAGTACCTAATTTAATATAGTTGCCACGTCCAACAAGAACGCCATTATCATGGTCAGCAGTCAGCTGAATGTCATAAATGTGCCCACCACCACTTGCCGCAAGCAGTTTAGAGGGGAAGGCTTCGTTATGAGTAAAAGTAATTGCGAAATCAATCATAACGTTTATCTCCTTTCTATAAATTTAATTAAAATTAATCAAAGATATTGCCATATCTTTTGTATTCAGCACTCTTTCCCTCTGGAATTCTAAACAGAGAAAATTTATGCTGATTAGTATCCTTTGCTACATGTGTTTTTTTGCTATTGATCTTAGCAAAAGAGAGCAGAAGAGCATCACATTTATTCTGAATTTCATCAGCAGAATATTCAGAAATATGTTCTTTAATTTGCGCGAATTCAGCAGAATCAGAAATGACTTCCCAATCTTCAGAATTAATTATAGCTTCTTTACGAGAATCTTCTTCAGCTTTCTGATATTTAGCAAGTTCTTCAGACATTGTAGAATATTTAGAACGAATATCATCAAGTTGTTGCTCTTCAGTATCAGTTACATAAATTGCATGAACAGGAACTCTGTCACCTTTTAATGAAAAAACGCCAGCTCTCTCATTATAAGATTGACGATATGCAGTCCCATTCCAACAATCAACCATTACAAGTTCTTTATCATAAACAACAACATTATAATAAGCGTTATCATTTTCAGAATAAGCATCATTTACTAAAACACTTAATGCATAAATTTTATCGTTTAATGATACTGAAAATTCCTTATCATTAATAGAATAAACAATTGTATTTTCATTTACTGAATTATTTTTTTTAATAGAAGATAAGGGTGCTTCATCTTGAACTATTGTATCGTTACTTTGTCCGGAATCTTCTTCATCATTTTCATCTGGGTCTTCAGAACCCTCAGAATCTCCATCATCAAAATTCGAATCAGGAGTCTCTTCTTCTGGCTTAGAACCAAACATCTCTTCGAATTTAGCTTTCAGCTCTTCATCTGTCAGATTTTCATGCTCAAATGTGACATCTTCAGCAGTTACATTGTACTGCTCCAAAAGTTGCTCAAATAAGCCCATATCATCTTTTCCTCCTTTCGTAGAATTTTGATCTATCTCAAATGCAGCTTTATCCGCATTGAAATTTAATAAAGAAATATTAGCACCTTCCATAGCGGGTTCAACTGTTGAACCATCTTCATAATAACCAAGAATGGTAATTCCTTTAAATACAAAATTATCTATATTTAATATCTTTTCCTTGGCATCGTATGAAAAATCATAAACATCAATTTCTACAGATACAGGGCATTGTCCATCCGCATCCATAAGAATTTCAGGCGCTTTCGTATAACTTTCATAAAGATAAGCATCAGTCTCAATATATTCCTTATCTTTATCTGCGTCATAAACTAATTCTGGTTTGGCATCCGTGGGAACGTGACCAACAGGAATTTCATCATAAATAATTTCTCCATTGTCACCTTCGTGCGTTGCGTGCCAACCAAACACATTTTTTTGTTCTCCATCAACTTCAAGCTGATGAATATATGCTAAAATAGGTCGATTCTTAATACTCTTTAAATTCTTTTTCATAGAACTATAAGTAATTTGACTATGATTTTTATTTTTGCCTACATGAGCGGCTTTTAAATGTGTTTTAACAAGTCCGTCCTTGGATGTATCTTGAGAAAAAGATAAAGTACCCTCAAGTCCAACAGCCACAAAAGAACCCCCAACAAAATCATCTTTGGAAAATTTAACACTATTTCCTTGTTTAACTAAATAATCATAAAAAGCATCTATAGTAATAAACATAATTGCACCCCCTTACAAACATACCGTTTTTGAAAAGGTGCATTTATCAACAGGAACCGTGCTATATTTCCCATTTTCATAACGACCTATATTTACAAACACAAACAAGTCCCCTTCTTTTTCCAATTCAGGATAACCTGCTTGTCTAAATAATTCAGCTACCTCTGTATCAGAGGTTTTAATAAACGGCATTTTTTCCATCTTTCAACCCCCTTACTCATTTGATCTGTCTCTCTTGTCCCTAGTAGCCTCACCATCTTCTGTAAGTGATCCATCATCTTCAGCAGGTCTACCTACTTCTCCATCACCATTTCCACTAGACGTATGACTAGACACAAGTGGACTATTGAACTTTTCAGACAGACCAAGAATATTTTCTTCAAGATAATTAGTAGCTAAAGATTCATATTCACTAATACCATTTAATGCATTAAGCGCCAATTTCACAGGAAGACCATAAGTGCCATTTTCTAATAATTCTTTTCTAAAATCTTCTTTGGTATAAGCACTGATAGGGAAGAATACTACCTTACAAGGAGTACTAAGATTATATGTAGCATATCTATTTACCCAACCTTGAGTTTGACCAAGCAATGAACTAATAGCTAATTCAGTATCCACTTTCATAGCAAGTTTTAGACCAGTCGTACCAGTGATAGAAATACTATTAAGCACTTGACCGCCCATACCAGAATTAAGAACATTTTCTGTAGCTTTAGTTACTTTGTTACTATTAGTCGTAGCATCGTTATCACTAAATCCAATTGTATTTAATTTTCCGGGAACAATAGCGGCAGAAGTATAGTCTGGCAATGCTTCTTCACACATACGATTAAAATATTGAATGATAATATCAGGGTCTACTTTCCAATCATCAATATTTTTACTGCCAGTAATAGTTTCCATTTCTAACCAAATCAATTTATAAATATCTTGCTCATCTGCTATAGCTTGAAAATCTTTAACATCTTCTAAATTAATTAGCTCAGCAAATAAGCCAGAATAATATGGAACAATTACTTTCCAATCTTCAACATTTAATTTTAAACAAACAGTATATTCTTCTGGAAATACTTGCCATTTAAAATCATTGCCACCAGATTCATATTGACGATACATTGATTCAAAAGGATCGCCCCAATATTCCAGTAAATAGTTATATGTGCCTGTAAAATATGACATATCCATGGCAAATGCAAAATCGCCAGTAGGAAATCTACCCGCAATCTTACAATAGTCTGGGTCAAGTGGAAGAATAAATAATCCATTGTCATCGTCATAATAAGCACAACCATAAAAAACATCTTGAAGAAAACAAATAAGATATATCATCAAAAATTTTTGTTGAAGGTTAAGACTGTCAATAAACTTTGCTGTTTCAGCATATTCCTTCAATATCTTTTGGTCATTCTGAGTATTAGCAGTTACATCATAATTAGGGATAATGCGTCTTGCATCCAATTCAAACATAGTCGCATTATATTGAATAAGTTTTTTATACATCTGTGATCGATAATAAAGATACCAAGAAAGATTCCTAAGATTCTTTTCATTATTACTAATATTTTTTAAATAAGAAAGAAGCTTACTTTTATCAAAAGTAGGAATGGCTTTTCTTGTATTTTTTGTCACATCTGTAATTTGTTTAAATGAAGTCTGGGCAGCTTCAAAATTTTTTAATCTATCATAATTATTATTATAAAAAGATTGTAATTCAGAAACTGTCTTTTCTCCATGTTGTGTTAAAATTGTATCTCGTGCCTGAGTTGTGCCCGACACATTACGATTTCTTTTTCTTTTACGTGCCATACGCACCTCCTCAAATTATTCTATTATTTCTTGTACGTCCTCTACGGATAGGAAGACTATATACAAGTTGCTCTGCATCAGACATATTGGGTTTTAGCTGTAGTTCTAATTGTTTCATGCACCAGTAATTATATGAAAGAGAAGAGTAGCGGTCTTTTCGATTGCCTTTAGTTTCAAACACTTTAAGTTTACCATCTTTATAGTAACCTTTTAATTTGACTAATTCAAAAATATTTCAGCATAAGATTTTAATAACTCACCTTTTTCATATACTGTTAATTTCTTATACCCCTTAAATTCTTTAGAAAGATATATTTCTGCATCATTCTCGGAAACAAGAAAATCAATATTACCATTCTGAATAGCATTACGAAGTAAAATGCAATATATACTATTAGAATCAGCAGATGCTTTAACAGAATATACTACTTTTTTAGCATCTTTAACCTTACATCGCTGAGCCATTTCATCATTATTACAACATGATAACGCCTTATAAGTATTACCTGTTTCAGGATCATATTGGTCTTTTATAATATGATCATATACACCTAGACCCACTCCTGCACAGTCTAATACTAAGTATGTACAACCATATTCATAGAAATATCTCATAACCGTCATACCTAACTCGTCAGTAGTAAGTCCCTCAAATGTTTCTCCAAATATAATATGTGCTTTATATTTTGTATCTGTCATTTTAATTGCGTCATTAATATAAATAGCCGCCGCATCGTTCCTTTTTTTCTTGGTAGAAGCCATAAGAGCAACGTCAACAGACATAATGCGCTCACCATTTTTGGGTGCGTGCGGTACGGGATAGTCTCGTGAATAAAACTTTAATGGTAATAATCCTTTTTTATTTCCTCTTAATCGTGATGTTTCAGCAAAGCTAAAAAC